GTCACACACGAATAAAACTCTGGATTCTTTACGACATTATCCACAATGCGCCTCCACTGCTTACGTGTATTAAACTCCTCGAGGGTATCAAAACTCATGTAGTCATTCTCGTCGTAGGTCTTTTTTATGGGTTGTTTATTAATCTTTTTAAGGTTTGTCTTCTGCTTCTCTTCATAAAACTTCTTGACGAGCGCCTGTTGTTGTGAACGAGTGTAGTCCACGAAGAAGATATACACATTATACTCCAAGTCGACAGTGGGGCTTTCCTTCACTATGAACTTGAACTCTGTATACTCACCACTCTTAAGGGCAACCACCCCACGGGTCTCTTCCTCCAATTCCCGAAGGGCACAACGGAGGGGGTTAAAGATCTCCCTCCGTCTACACCCCCCTGTCACAAATATCCAATCCTTGAACCTCCGATCCCTCACCGTGAGAAATCGGGGCTTGTCGTCAGCAAAGCTGACCGGTATCGCTATAGCTTTGTATTTTTTCATTGCGCATTCGCAAGTTATAATAAGTGGATATGTTTATTCCTCCTCCTTTTCTTCGGTATCTACTTCCTTCTTTTCGGCAACCGGCACTGGTTGTGGTTCTGGTTCGGGGGCACTGAGACGCTGGACCACGTGGGCTGAGAAGTTCTTGAGATTTTCAACATCTTGTTTGGCCTTATTCATCTCTCTGAAGAGGAAGATAACACCAGCGATTGCGACAATCGTGGCAATCATCATAAGGGTTTCGCGGTCCATTTGAATCATTATAGGTTACTGACGATTCTTCCTTTTAAGTAAGGACACCCATATTGGTTCTACCTGATGGTGGGCATTCATATGGACTTTGGGCAAATTGCACGGCTTCGTAATGCGTAGGTTCACACGACTTTTGAGTGGATGGTGTTGGTAGACCAACATACTTTTCAAGTGTCCTGGATTTGGGATCGTACGTCAATACAAAAACGATGGCGAGGAGAAAGAGTATCTTCCACATTGCGGGTTATTAATTAGTTAGAATATAAAAGGCCACCCATACCATTCTCAATGCGGAGAATGTTATAGTTCACGGCGTAGATATCGTCATCGCAGTCGCGGGTATCATTCACGATACGGGCTGAGTCGAGACGGGAGAAGTTGAGGGAACCGGTGGGTTGGAGCTTAGCAGTGTCCAAGCAGAATGGATACACGAAGAGCGTCTTGACAATGGATGGCTTCGCGGAGTTGGTTGTGTGGAAGTAGAGTGGGACGTGGGAGAAGTTTGGATCAGCAAACTTGTAATCGGCCACATCGGTCCCGTTAATTTGGAGCTTGAGCTTGTTGTCGTCGTTGAGGATTTCGAGAGCCGTCGCCTTACCCGCCGCCAAGTACTTCACTGGGTGATTGAAGTTGAGCTCCTGGATCTTGGTGAGGGAGGCTGTCGCCTTTTGGACTTGGGTGATGATCATATTTTGTGGGTTGGAGGCGAAGAACTCACGCTCTTGGGTATCCAAGTACACATAGTTGGCATAGACATCCCACTTATCAGTGGCGGCCGCCGAGCCCCAAGTAATGCGAAGTTCCACATCGTGGTACTGGAGCGCAATGAGGGGGAGGGCAGTTTGGAGGTTTTCGCAGAAAGCGAAGCGGAGTGGATAGAATCGGGAAAGGTTGGCACCACCGAAGAGGTCACCCGAAACTGACTTGGAGGAGTTTGTGGCTGAAAGCACTGGGGCAATGAGAGTGGAGTAGGTGGAGTCTTGGTCATCAATGACCTGACCACCCACAAGGAGTTCAACCTTGGCAATCTTGGTGCGCCAATTGGTAGCATTGTAGCCCACCGCGGCTGAGCCATTATTGGGGGCGAGGTACACATAGCTGAGGAGATCCCCCTTGCGTTCAAAGCGGATCGTGGACATACCCCCATTGGACACATTCCCCTGGATCACTTGGCGTTCCACGGTCTGGGAGAAGTTTGTGTGTCGCTTGTAGGTAGAGCGGAAAAAGCTAATTTCGGGTGAGCCGACAAGGTGCGCATCCTGAGCACCGACAGCCACGAGTTGGGCAATACCACCAGACATTTTATAGTATAGTGAGAGTTTTTTTTAAGCTTGGCAAAGTCTGCGACTTTACAAAGGTTAGATACGGA